TGACTGTATCACAGTCGATCCAAAATGGACCTAAACTGTGCCCACACCCAGCTTCTTAGTCCTTACGGACGCAGAGAATCGACGAAGCCGATTATTTCTTCGCCTACTCTGGCCACTAAAGAAGACTTAATCACCGTACGATTAACCTTTGGGGTAACACGAATGTTATGGAGGTGTTGGTAAAACACATCCCATTCGTGTGATCTCAAATAGTTCTTCGCCTTAGCCACTCTATTTTCAAAAGCTAATGCAACCGAAATTGCACCAGACTTTTGATAATTAGAGCAAGCTTTGCGTATTAATCGACGCTTATGTCTGTTCGGCTCCACCATCATAGTGGGGCCGTACCTGACAAAAGTGTCGAGTTCATACGACGGTGGCCTGCCCGTATTAACGACAAGCCTTGATGTCGTCGCCCCTAGCAAAGGCGAGGGCACATACGACCAGATCTTTGCTCGAAGGGACTCGTAAGGCTCTCCGTAGATGTAAGATAAAATCGCTACCTTATTGAGGGTAACGATTAAATCATGTACGGTTGTAACCCACTTTATGTCAAAAGAGGTTACATATCCATACCCATCTAAGAAGTGGGCTCCACACGATTCCCTGTAACCGGTTCCGATGTTAGTCTTTGCAGAATTAACAACGAAGCCAGCTACTTGCAAATTCGAAATAATATCAGAGGCAGTGTCTATGCGACATATAATATCATCGCCAAACACTGTCGATTCTGAATCGAATGATCTGGTTAAAGCTGTTAGGACGACGGTCATGAGATCGAATGTAAACCCGTTACCCATACTTGACACCTTGTTGATAACATAATAGTTATCGTCAGGGCCTAAGGTCATGTCTGACCTACAAGTGGATATTTGGTTAAATATCCGTTTGGGAAATAGGTACTTAATCAGTCTCATACTGATTGCATCACTGCAATCAGATAAATCGATCGTCGCAACATTTGGGTTGCGAATTCGATGCCTATGCTCATCAGCTAAGGTATCGAGATCAATCCCAAGCTTGTCTTTTAAACAAGCACGGAGACCAAGACCAACAGCTCGCTGGACAAGCATATT